ATGCCATTGAAAGAGCCGGAGAGCTGGACCCAACTCCAATCCATAGGCCTTGCGCTGATGGCGATTTGGGGAGGACTGGTGACTTATATCATCGATATTCGCAAAAAAAATCGTCCTTTTCGTTGGGTTGAAGCGCTGATGCAAATCATCGTCTCTGGATTTGCGGGCGCATTGTGTGCTTTGGCCGCGATGTACTTTGAATGGCCGCAAGAATTGGCGGGGTTTGCTTGTGGTATCAGTGGTTACGCTAGCTCGCGGATCCTTGCCATTTTTGAGCGCAAATTTATTAGCTCTATCTCAAATCAGCCTTAAACGCCGAATACTTTATATTGCCCTCACATGCTTGGTTGGATGTGGGGGCTTTTTATTGGAGAAACGTCATGTTTGATGTGGTGTTCGAACGTCTCATGCCCCACGAAGGTGGCTTTCAATGTGACCCCAAAGATCGCGGCAACTGGACGGGAGGACGTGTCGGCGTTGGTGAGCTTAAGGGCACCAATCGTGGTATTGCCGCGATGACTTACCCACATCTTGATATCAAAAACCTCTCTTATGAGCAGGTGAAGGCAATTTACTTCGAGGATTGGTGGCAAGCACTCGGTATGGCGCGTTTTCGTCCGGCGATGCAATACCAACTCTTTGATGCTGCGGTGCAGCATGGTTGGCATCGTGCCGTGAAAATGCTGCAAAACGCAGTGGGTGAAAAGCCTGACGGCATTATCGGTCCGAAGACGCTGTCGGCGACACAAACGATGGATCTCAATGATTTACTGATGCGCTACATCGCCTATCGCATCACGTTTTACACCAAAGTCTCGACCTTCAACGAATACGGACGAGGGTGGATGCGCCGAGTCGCGCAGTGCTTGCTGTTCGCCGCAGTGGATAATGACCTTTAAGGGGAACTTATGGATAAGCTAGGTCTTATTTTGAAAAGCCGCAAAGTGATCCGAGCGTTGGTGGCGTTATTGGCGGCACTGATGCTGTCATTAGGCTACCAGATATCGCCGGAGTTTCAGTCGCTGGTGTCACAGGCGGTGTGTGAAGTGATGGAATGTATCGAGTAACACCATGAACGAGTGGTTATCCCTTTTGATGAGGCTAGTGAATGCGATTTTGGATTCGATTAATCGGTCGCGTAAACACGCGGCAACCGATTCTCCTAGTGAGCATATTGCTAATGGTGGTCTCGTGCAGCGTAGTGAGAAAACCTTCGCCGATGTGGCCAACCAACCTGACCGTGATTGAGCTCGCTGATGGCGGACTTTGCCTTGACCGAGCTTCGGCAGAAAAGCTTGCCGCTTTTAAAGCGGAATTAGAGTCGTTGTAAGCGGGAGTATTGATGAAAAGTATCGCGCATGAACTTATAGTCTTGGTGGATAAATCCAAGCCATTTCGTTCGTTATTGGTAAAAGCTGAGGTGGGTGGCTCCGTCGAACTGCAATATGAGCTCGATGGTGAGCGGATCACCGCACAAACCTTTACTGCGACAGGTCACTATGAGCTGGTGATCTTGCGTAGCGGGTACCTTGTTCCAAACAATGCCCACTTTTCCTTGGTGTAAGCATGGTCGATCAAGAGCCACTTTGGGTCCGCCGAGTCTTGGTGAGCCGCGAACGCTACGCCCCATATTTTGATGGTTTAACGCAATATGCCGTATTGGATAAACCTATGGTTTTCACTGGTGATTTTGATATTTCTATTGAGGCCGAAGGGTTAAGAAACGACAGTTTTCAAGCGCTCTTTTCTGGAGAAACGGTCGATAATTTCTTTCGATTGCTTCAAGGTGGCAGTGGGATCCAGTGCTATATCGGTGGTGCAATTGTCTCTTGGTTGACCAATCAGTTTGATGCGTCTCAGCCTCATCATTACCGGCTGAAACGGGTGGGGTCCGTGGCCTCCATTGGGGTTGATGGCGAATGGAAAGTCAGCCGTGAAGGTATTCAAACGCCGCTCACCGTCACTCGTATGATGCGCTCTTGGACCACCTCACTTTTCACAAGAGGGCAGATCCGCGAGCTCATCATTCAAGGGGCGGTGTATCCCTTAGATCAGAAAGAGAGTGCTATTCAAAGAAGCCAGCCAGATAACGGTAATTCGCTGACCATCATCAACCATACCAAAGCGATGTGGAGACATGTATGAGCCTCTATCAGATGTATGCTTTCCTTTCACTGCCCGAGTGGAAAATGCGCTTTAAATCCCGATTTCCTGATGCGGTTGAGGTTCAGGGCTATAAGCTGGCGGTGTTTTTGAATACAGAAAAAGAGGCGTTGATGCGTCAGGCGAGCCAAGTAGTCGAACTGGAAGCGAGCGCCATTATCACCGCACTGGCCACACAAAATCACGCCTGCATGATCTGTGATTACGCTGCCGCCATGCAGGTTTGCCAGCATTTCGAGTCCAGCGAGCAATAGTCCCCATGAAGATTCAATGCCGAGCCTAGTGCTCGGCTTTGTTGTTTTTGTCGCTAAGCGTTTTTTCGAGAGCGCTTAACCGCACAGACAGCGACACGTCTAATCAAAGGAGTCACCATGAATACCCATCAAGACACGATTGCCGTCACTGGTAATGAAACATTGGAAGAGCTGGAAGCTTTGCTGGAATCGATGGAAGCGGAAGAAAGTCGCCCAACAGTCGAGAAGGAACAAGGTGCTGACGAGCACCTTGCCCCCTCTTCACAATCGCAAAGCGTGGAAGGTTTAGACGGCGATACCGATGCAGCCTCGCCAACTGCAAAGCCTAACGCAAAGCCAGACGGTATTCTTGCCAAAGACCAAAAGCACATTATCCCGATGGAGGTGCTCGAGCGAGAGCGGCAAGAAAAAGCTCAGCTTCGCCAAGAGCTTGAAGAGTTAAAAGCGCATTCAGCGCAGCTTGAAAAAGCGCAGCGCATGATTGATGTGCGTAACAAACAACTCGAGGAATTGGGCGTTGCGCCGGCTGACTTACCTGAAGATGTCACCATTGATGAAAAAAAACTTGCTGCGTTACAGGAGGATTACCCCGAGCTCGCCCCTTTCTTTTTGGCTATGAATAACAAAATTGAGGCGTTGGTTTCTAGCGGCACGGTGACGGCCTCGACCACATCACCGGAGACTGAAAGCGCCGCGCCAGTCGACAATGCTGAGTTGACGACGGCGCTACAAGCAAACGCGGATTTGCAGTCGTGGATGAGTGAAGGTGGGGCGCGTTGGAATGCCGCGCAGCAAATTGATGACCATTTGGCTTCAAGTTCTGAATGGGCGAATCGAAGCTACGCCGAGCGATTTGAAGAGGTCAGTAAGCGGGTACGACTGGCGTTTGGTGATGATCCTAAATTGTCAGCCCAAGAGGCTCTGAGCGCGGCGCAAGAAGCAAGTCGTAAAGCGAAAAACGCTTTGCCTGCGTCTCCGAGTGAGCTTGGCAATACTCATCGCACGGGGGATTCCGATCTGATGAACCGGGTACAGAGTGCTAATCACGAAGAGCTGGGTAAATTGTTTGACTCTCTCAGTGAAGCGCAAATCGAGCAACTGCTTTATAACGCTGGATTCTAAACCCGTTTTTCAAACACTAAGCCTCAGCTGACACGCTGGGGCTTTTTATTGGAGTGAAAGTATGACAACCATTACTGACGGCGTGAAGTTACAGGAAACCGCGCTGTTCAAAGCGACCCTGCGCAACCGCTCGTTTACCAATATGTTGACCGAAGATGCGCAGCAGAGTGTGACCAGTAATAAAAAAGGCAATGAGCAAACCTCACCTCATGCTCCGATTGTCCGCTGCGCCGACTTAAGTAAATCGGCAGGGGATGAGGTAGAAATGCAGATTGTGCATGGTTTGACGAAAAAACCGACCATGGGCGATCGCCGAATTGCCGGACGAGGTGAAAGTTTAGAGTTCGCGGACTTCTCACTGAAAATCAACCAAGGCCGTCATCAAGTGGATTCTGGCGGTAAGATGACGCAGCAAAAGACTCGCCATCCACTGCGTAAACTCACTCGAGCTTTACTGCCGGATTACGTGAATACGCTGCAAGATCAGGTTACGACAGTGCACCTTGCCGGAGCGCGGGGGGATTATGCGACCGATGACATCATTGTGCCTTTAGAAAGTGATTCTGAGTTTGCCGAGATCATGGTCAATGATGTCTTGCCGCCAACGTATGATCGCCACTTCTTTGGGGGCGATGCGACCTCCTTTGAAGGGCTCGATGCGGCGGATATTTTCTCGATTGAAACATTGGATAATATCGGTCTCTACCTTGAAGAGATGCCTCATCCACTGCAGCCAATCCGTTTTAATGACGACAAGATGGCCGGTGATGAGCCCTTCTATTTACTGAGTGTTACCCCACGTCAATGGAGTGACTTCTATACCTCAACCTCAGGTAAAGATTGGCAAAACCTCACTGCGAATGCGATTTCCCGCTCGCGTAACTTTAATCATCCGGTGTTTCGTGGCGACTGTCTGATGCGGGGCAATATCTTGGTACGCAAATACAAAGGCATGCCGATCCGTTTTAATCCTGGTTCTGTTGTCTCGATTTCCAATAACGATAAAGCAGCCAGTGTGCGTCAAGTCAATGCGGCCACCACCATAGATCGCGCCATGTTACTCGGCGGGCAGGCGTTGGCATACGCGTGGGGAAAAACGCAAGGTGGTCAATCCTTCCGTTATCACGAAGAAGATGTGGATGCGGGTAACCGTACCGAAGTCACGGTGTATTGGATGAATGGCTCCAAGAAAATTCGCTTTAAAGACAAAACGGGGCGCGTGAACGATCACGGGGTGATTGCGCTCGATACGGCTGTGAACCTGTAGTGGAGTAAACGTGAATGACTCATCGACAAAGTGAAACTTTTAACAACCGTGTCTACGTTGGGGCGCACGGCAATTTATCTCTTGAAGAAGGAAAACTCAGCGCCAAAAACACGCCTATCGACACGGTATTCGCTGTCTTGGAGCTGCCGATTGGTTTAAAGCTGACGGGGGTACGTCTGGTGACCAATGGGCTTGGAGCCTCGGTCAGCGTCGATATCAAAGTCAACGATATCGCCCTAGCGCTTGGGGAAGCGGTCGCCAATAAAGTCGCGAAGCAGATCCCGATCAAGCCCGTGTACCTCAAAGATAAGGGCATCCTGAACGTCACCATTAAAGGTGGTGTCGCCACAGGCGAGCTTCTCATCTTGCCGGAGTACGTCAACGTTGGGTATTAAGCCCAGCCACTGTAGAGAGGGAGGCCAAGAGCCTCCTTTGATTTTTGGGAGAGAGTGATGACGCATAAAATTGCTGTGGTCTATATCGGGCCTAAGCCGAAGAAAAAAGACACGGTCGCTGGCTCTAGGCTGGTGTTTCCGCGCCATAAGCCGGTGTTAGTTGAACAAGATTTGGCTTATCAACTACTGGATTTTCCGAGCGTATGGATAACGGAAGAGGAGTTAGAGGATCATCTGAAGCTTCTTAATGAAAAGGCCCAAGCGATGGCTCATCAACGGGCAGTGCAAGAAGCAATGCAGGAGGCAGAAGAAAAAGCGGCTTCCATGGTTGTCATGCTAAATGGTGAGGAGTTGGATCTCGATAAGCTCAACTCAGCCAAGTTAAAGACGCTGATCGCTGCTAATGAGCTAGATATTGCCCCCAAAGGCGCGCAGGAAGAGGTGACAGAGTTTCGAGTACGAGTGCGCGATTATCTGCGTCGCATGAGTGAAGAGAGTGAACCGGCAAACCTCGCGGAGTGATTATGGAAACCGTCGCTATCGAACAGTTTGTGCCTACCCTTCGGCAATTGGTCAATGTCGCACTTGCGCCATTACTGCACAGTGCTTTGCTGCAAGCTGGGCAAGAGTTTTGCCGAGAAAGTGCTCTTGTGCGTTACACGAGAACAATCGACAGGGTTAGTGCGCACCAAGTAGTCGCGATTGTGGGTAGCTCTGAGTTGAATTCACCGAGTGTTGGTCGGTACACCACCGCTGAGTTGATGGCGGTGGTGGATGATAAAGGCTCGGCATTAATCAAAGGTATTGATTATCTGCAAACCAGTCGTGATGAGCTGCGCTTTCTAAGGGAGGGGAAAGATCTTTTCATCCACTGTGCGATAGAGCCGCAACGTGACTCACAGACCTTACCCAAAGTGCTTTGGGATGAGTATGGCCAAGCGATCTGTTATGGCGCAGCCCATTGTCTGATGTTGCAACCCGATAGTGATTGGCACAATCCATCGCTGGGTCGTGAGTATCGAACGTGGTTTGTTGAGGCGATCCGCTGCGCTAAGCGTTTTGGCTTAGAAACGGGTCAACAACAGGCCTTTACCAATCCGGTACGTCAACGGGAGTTCTTCTGATGAGCGTCACCATTAAAGGGCTTATTGATCGCGTTGCGCGCGATCTCATCGACGTTCGACATGTGCGTTGGTCGCGCCCAGAGTTGATGGACTTTGTGAATGATGCCATTTCAGCCATGGTGATTCGCCGGCCTGATTTATCTCGAACAACGGCGATGATCGAATCAAGTTCTTATCAGGTCAGTCTACCGGCGGATGCCTATCAAATTTTGGCGGTCAACCACATCAATCAACAGGCGGTGCAGTTTGTGAATATTCATAAACTCAATCAACTCTATCCAGAGTGGCGTAAAACCGCAGGGGTACCTGTTTGTTGGACGCGTAATGAGCTCGATGAAACCACCCTGTTTTTATACCCGTCGCCTCAAGCACCAGTCAATGTGGAGCTGGTTTACTCACGGACGTTACAAGTGGCGAGCGAAAGCGATGTCTTTCCACTGCCTGAGATCTATTTAGGGGTAGTGTCGGATTTTGTGATGTACCGAGCCTATAACAAAGATTCGCAAAATCCCGCGGAAGGCCAAAAAGCTCAGTTGCATTTACAAGCCTTTGCCACCGCGTTGGGCGATAAGACGGCCACCGATAATGCTAAGGCGCAGATGATCCAGAGCAGTGAAGGGGCACGTTAATGAGTTCGCCGTCGATGGAAGCACTGGTGAAAACGATTGATGCGCTCGAGAAATCCACCGCAGAGCTGGTGGATCTATACACTCAAGCGCTCTTTGGTGTGGATTCGAGTGCCCATGTGCTCAGTAGTAACGTCAACGCGAAAGCGCTGCAAGTGGCTGAGAATGCTATCACTACGACGGCGAAAGCAAGAGAAGCGGCGCTATCGGCGCACATTGCCACCGAACAAGCCTCTCGCTCTGCACTGCATGCCGACCGCTCTGAAGCGGCGACGCAGATTGCGGTGATTCATGTTTCGCACTTAAAAGCGCTGCCGACCTATGAGCTGACTGACGGGAAACAGTTTTCTGTCGCGGGGTTTTATGCGGGGAGTTATGCCGGTGGCGGCTTCTTTGTGTTCGATAGTGAGCGAGATTTCTCGGATCATAATGGCGCAGAGGTCATAGCACTGGATGCACTAAAAGCTTGGGATGGCGAAGAGCAGACGGTAAACACATTTTTAAGTTGGTCGGGTGTAGGTCAAGGTTGCTTTGTGCAAATCGGTACGCAAACTCTGTATGCCAGCCAGTTTGTGACAGATCCCAATGATCCCGTCTCTGTCTATCGAGGACTCGATAGGCTCAATAAGCAGGTGACCCACGGCTCAATCATTTATCTGGATAGGCCGATGGTTGCGCCGAGTTCTGCACTCATCATCGACAAAAATCAGGTCAAAGTGATTGGTGGAGCCCTGACTCGAACGCTTGGCGCGACCGAATACCCATTTTGGGTTGGTCGCGCAGATACCCAAGTCGACGGAGTCACTTTTATTGGTCTTTCCTTGACAGGTGAGCGAGAGGACAGCAATCCGCAGTGGGGTAAGCAAGGGGTATATATTCGTCGGGCCACCAATACGGCGTTTATCGGCTGTCATTTTAAAAAAGTGGGGGATGCCGCAATTCGACTGGCCGCGTCTCTCTCTAGCCATACGGTGGAGGGCGCTTTAGAGTCGCGAACCGATGGGGTTCAGTTGATTGGTTGCGTCTTTGAAGATTGTACGCAGGTAACCACCAATAACACGGGAGCACAGAGTGTGATTTTCAGTGGCTGTGTGCTGCGGCGCATTGGCTCGGTGAAGTTCACCCAAAGAAATTTGGTCAAAGGCAAACCCAGTCTGCTCATCGGCTGCTTATTTGATGATGTGTCAAAAATTGTCGAGGTACAGGGTGGGGGCAATGTAGAGATAGTCAATTGCTCTGGGACAGCAGAAATGCTGATTGCCGCTTACCCAAACGCTTCCACCTTTGTGACGGGACAACCTATTCCTTACGGCAATATCCAAATTCGCGGGGGCAGCTTTGTATTGAGCTGCCCCTCTGGGAACGCCTGTTATCTGGAAACCCTCGACTCTCCCAGTGGGGAAAGAGTGGTTAACTACGGCTCAGTAGCCATTTTAGGTGCGAAGCTCACGTCGTTAAATCCTCAAGCTCGATTGCTGCGTGCACACGCCAATCCTTTGGTCACGGCCTCAATGCATCCCAATATTCGCGTGGATGGATGCCAACTGAATAACTTTCTTGGTGATGGATTGGTCAGTGTGAGTCACAGCGTGGTGGATGAGTGGTCGCTAGAGATAGCGAATAACCAGTGGGATGAGGTGAATCGCGTGTTGGTGGCCGAATTGAGAAGCGGTGGAGCTTGGTCCATCGATCTCTCCAATAACCGCGGCAAAGTTCGTTTAGGGTCCCACAGTATCGCTCGTGCTGCTTTGGGGCGATTACTCAAAGTTCATCGTAATCGCTTGGAATGCAGCTCGAATGAGGGCAACAGTTTTGCCTTCTTTGATATGGCGTTCTTCACGTTTGCCTTGGAATTGACCGAAAACGAGCTAGATGTTTCCCAGTATTGGCGACCTGTTTGCGCCTCATTTGCTCAGCCCAGCACTTCGGGATGCACCCTGAAAATGGGGGGTAATAAGCTTTATCTGCCTGCCTTGGGGTCAGAAGGTACGCTGCCAAGACCTGTGTATGTCAGTGCTGGTACGGGGATCGGTTGGCAGGGCGTTTTACAATGTTACCCAAGTTATGTGTTTGGAGAGGGGCGCAAACTCAGGGCGGAAACGGCCAGTGGCCTCAGTTTTTCGGTGATTGAATTTGAGTACCTCTGGGTGGGTAAAGAGTCGAGCCGCCGATTACTGAAAAGAGTCTTTGCAGAAAACATCGCAGGCGTCAGTGGTGCTTGGCGAGTTGTTGAGGTGTACAGCGATGGAGTGGTGAGAAGCCATGGCCGGCACCAAAACCAAACCTCCAATGATTTTAACCTTTACTTTCCCTTTTCTGAGTCGACTTTACTGGCTGAGCCATTCGCGCCGCAGATCATCCCTGAAGAGCCTTGCTTACCTTATTTTGTGCAGCCGATCAGTAATGGGTTGGTCGTCAGATTTATGAATTTAGCGGGTCAAGGCGTTTCGCCATGGTTTCGTTATTCGGTGGAATACAAGGTGAGTCTGAATGAGCTGGCGAACTGGACCGGCGGCAGTTAATGCAGAAAGAGAGATTGAGTCACTTTTCGATGCGGTCTGTGGCCGTAGGGTTTGTTTTTTAAGGGGAGCGTATGCGTATTGAGATCTCGACAATGAAAGGTGAAATACCTCGCCTTGAGTCTCATCTATTGCCAAACGAAGCGGCTTCTCTGGCGTTTGACTGCACTTATGAGCGTGGCGTGGTTGCGCCGATGCGCTCAGATCAAGAGCATGGCACCTTGGCGACTCTGTCACCAGTCACGCTGTTTTATTATGCACACTCACATTGGTTTACCTTCACTCAACGCGTGAGTGTGATTGCTAATCCGATGGCGCAAGATGCTTATCAACGAGTCTATTGGACAGGGCAAGGTAAACCCAAGGTGACCGCACAAGATATTGCGGTTACACAAGGTCAAATGCCAGCCGCGTGGTATGACTTAGGTGTGCCAAGACCTATGGGTAAGCCCGTTGTGATTAAGGTCGATGCGACGACCGGCGACAATCCCCCTGAGGGCGAGTTACCCGCCTACGATGATGAAGACAGGCTCTACATTCAAACCTACGTGACACGCTTTGGGGAAGAAGGGGCACCGGGTTTGCCGAGTGTCCCCGTATTGATTGAGAAACCCGGCTCGACGGTGACGGTGCAACTCGCGCCAATGTCTGTCAACACACACAATATCACTCACACTCGCTTGTATCGTTCGGTATCTGCAAGCGGAGTTGGGGATTATTTACTGGTCGCTGAGCTTCCCATCAGCCAAACCGAGTACTTAGATTCGGCACGCAAGGTCAATGGACCACCGCTTGAAACATGGGACTACGATATGCCCGATGCCAATATGCAGGGACTGTGCACAATGGCGAATGGTATTTGCGCCGGCTTTGCGGGTAACGAGGTGATGTTCTCTGAAGCCTATTTGCCCTATGCGTGGAGTAAGAGTCATCGTGGTGTTACGGATGACGATATTGTGGCCATCGCTCCGATTGAAACGTCACTGGTTGTGGTCACTAAAGGCAAACCGTACCTCTTTTCTGGTGTCACACCGAGTATGGTTACCAGCATGCGCCTTAATGTTGAGCAAGCGTGTGTGAGTGCCCCCTCCTTGGTCGTTATAAACGGGATGGCGATGTATGCCTCGCCGGATGGCCTAGTCGCGATTTCGGGAACGGGTGCGACTGTCATCACCGAAGGCATTATGGATAGAGAGAGTTGGCAGAATTTCATGCCAACGACGATCAAAGCGTGGGTTGCTGAAGGTCAATATATCGCTCAATACCAAGGCGGAGCGTTTATTTTTGACCCAAGTACGCACAGCCTGACGCGTTTATCGAATACTTGGGATAGTGCATTTCACTACTTGCATGACGATACGTTATTCATTGCCAAGGGCAATACGCTTAACGCTTGGCAACGAGGTCATCAACCGGTCGCCATGACATGGCAAACCAAAGCTTTTCTTATTCCTCAGCACGCCTTTTTGACTTGCGCTCGCCTTGAAGCGAAAGCGCCTGAACGTTTAAGCGTAACGGTTATCGTCGATGGTGAGGCGATTTTCAAGCTGGAACAGGGCGAGCTCACTCACGCGCCATTTCGGTTGCCAGCAGTACGCGGCAGCCGATGGCAAATCAAGGTAGAAGGGACCAGTCAGGTCGAGCGGATTGTCATGGCAGATAGCCTCTCGGAGTTGTACTGATGGCAAAGCGATCGCCTTTTCGGGCAGGACGTTCACTGGAGGCGTTGTACGAAAACGTCGAGATTTTAACTGGGCAACGTGGCGATGGTCGTTATCGAGCGGTGACCGAAAAAGAGGTGGTTACGCTCAATGCGAAAAACGCGCAATCGAATGTGAATCAAAGCAGCGAATCTTCATCGAGTTTGGTTCAAGTCCCGCATGCACCCCACCACGTGCAAGCCTTTGGTGGGTTTACTGCCATCTTAGTGCAATGGGATACGCCACAATTTAGAGGATTTGCATACGCTGAAGTATGGCGGGCAAATCACAATGACTTTTCTCAAGCGGTAGTCGTGGCGACAACGCCGGCTAATGTGTTTTCTGATGTGGTCAACGCAGGGAGCCGATTCTATTACTGGGTTCGCTTCATCAATACGAAGAATTTTGCGGGACCTTACCATGGCGTAAACGGGATACTGGGTGAAACCTCGCAAAACATTGGTCAAGTGATTGATGAGCTGGCCGAGCAGCTAAAACAATCCGAGCTTATTCAACTCTTGCAACAAGAGATAAGCGCTAAAGCGCCACAGACTTTGCTGGAACAACTGGATAGTGAGCTGGCGGCTTCTGGAGAGCTGATCGCGCAAATCCAGCGCCAATTGAAAAGTGCGACAGAAACCTTCGCGGCTCAAGTGACTCAGCTTCATGCATCTTCACTGGCAAGAGATGAGGCGCAAGCCGCGTTGAATGAAGCGAAACTTCTTGATGTCTCGACGGTGTTTGCAAATGCAGATCAAGCATTAGCCGAGCGAGTTAATACGGTTGAGGCCACCGCAGGTAACGCCAAGGCCGCCGCGCAAACCAATGCCCAAGCGATAGCGACCATCAATCAAGATGGGAGCGTGGCATTTAAGGCAATGTGGGGGGCGAAAGCGCAAGCGGGCGAGATTAGCGCTGGGATTGGTTTGATTGCGAAGAGCGATGGCACCAGCCAAGTGGCCGTCAGTGCCAGCCAGTTTTTTGTCTACGATCCGAATAAGCCCGGCACTCTCGTTCCCACTTTTGCTATCGATAACGGTGCGGTGGTTATTCCTAAAGCGCTGATTGAAAGTGCGACAATTCAAGTGCTACAAGCGCAAAAGATCACAGCGGATTATGTGAAAGCAGGCATTGAGATCGCCTCTCCGCTTATTAATACTGGTAAGCTACGTGGCGGTGATGCGGGCTTTGGTGCGGGTGGACCCTATAATGGCTATCACACCTTTATTCACTCAAACGGCCTCTTACAAACCAACAATTTACAGGCCAATAATGGTTATTTTCGTGGCAACATCGAAGGAACCACCATTAATGGTGGTGTGATCAAAGGGGCGACAATTATCGCCAGCACCTTTTATCAATCGGTAGTGCTCTATACCACATTTGGGGATAACGCGACGACCAGCCTCTCTTACCCTTCTGCGTTAGGGGGCGGGTTAGTGGTCACCTCTGAATCGGTTCGTGTGACCTTGCCGGAAACAAGCTACTACAGTGATGGCGCGACCGCTCCGGTGGATTTTTTCCCAGCAGGGGATGTGTCCATTAACACCATGAACCGAGCACGTTACCGCACTATTCCAGATGGAGTATTTAACTTTACGGTGAGGCGGCCAAGAGTGGGGGCTCTGGTTTTTTACAAATCTTTGTACAGGCCATTAATCTCAGTGGTGGAGTCGTTGCCGAGGCAAGGATTGTCGGAACCGATACCGCCAATGCGGTAGGTACAACCGTAAATGTGGCTGGGGTGAGTTTTGCGCTGACTTATTACCGAGGAGGAAGCAGCGGTTATGCTGTCGAAGAGGCGCACATTGCGAGTCGTCGTTCGCTGTTGGGTTCGGGCTGGACTTACTCTGCTTCTCAATCTTTACGCTTTCGGCTGCGTTTAACATCGCTGCATGATGGAGCGGTGATCGTCAACATGTCGGCCTCTATCAATAACAGTATTGACCCAAGGTGATGGCATGATGGTGACAACTGAAAAAGAGCCATATCGCTTTTACTTCCAAGGCGAAGTGACCGACTGGCGCACGTTCAAGGCGGCTTATGATGCCGGAAACATCTCCGATGAACTTTACTATGAGCGGTTGGCACTGCGGCAAACGTGGCTTGACGGTCATGAGGTCAATGAAAGGGCTTGGGCGCGCGCTGAACTTGCGGCTACCGATTTTATGGAGTTGCCAACGGCGACCTATCAAGGAGAGCGGTTAGTGACATCGCCAAAACTTGCTGAAATGTTGGCCTATCGCGAAGCGGTGCGACGTTACGATTTACGTGAAGAGTCTCGCCCATTGAGACCAACATGGTTTGTCGATGAGTCTTTATAAACTGTCTTACGAATCGTGGCGATCTCGAGTATTGCCGTTGATGGAACAGACCGAGAAGCGCAACCAGCACTGGTTCGCCAAACAAGTGGATGAAGCCCTACTCAATGGTAGGGCTTCGCTGTTTTTGGTGGAGGAGGGATTCTTCGTCCTTGAGCCCAGTTTGGACAATGGTGAAATGCAGGTATGGGTACTGTTTGCTTGGAGCAATAGAAAAGGTGCGTTTAAGCGCCATTTACCGACCGTAGAGCAGTTAGCTAAGCGGATAAAGGCCAAGAGGTTACTGCTGAATACTGCCGTGAAAGCTTTGCAAGTAAGCCTTATTGAAGGTGGGTTTTGTTGTATCGAAACCGGTGATGTTGAGACTTGGTGCAAGGAGATCTAATGGGTGGGAAAAAAGATGGCCGCGTTCAGGAAACCGCGGCGGAAATCGCCGCTTCCCAAGTTGCGGTGAAAGAGTGGAACTTATACAACACAGAGCTCAAAGCGTTTGAAGATATCTTCATACGGCGAGTGAACAACCTTAACTCAGAGGTCAATATGGCCGACGTGAAACAGGCGGCAGATTTAAATTATCAAAGCGAGTACGGCAAAGCGCGAGAGGCGGCCACTGAGAATCTTGTGGCCTCCGGTGTTGATCCGAGCTCCGGAACATTTAAAGCAACGTTAAGCCGTTTGGCGACAGACCAAACTCTCGCTCAGGGCGATACCGTAAACCGCGCTCAAGTCAATGAGCAGGACAAGTATGTGGTGGGTAAGCAAGATATCGTCGCTCTCGGTGCTGGTCAGAAAGCCGAAGGCTTGGCTGGGATGGAAGAGACCGCGCGGCTCTCTTTGAAAAAAGCCACAAGCGATGCCGCCACAGCGTTTAATCGACGTAGCGCGAATGCTCAGGCTGTAGGGACGTTAGCTGGGATTGGAACCAGTATGTACATGAACCGTGCCAAGCCAAATACGAGCTTTGTCAATGTCGATACTAAGACGCTGAAAGGTCAAGCGGGCATGGATCATAACTATGTACTCAACAGAGGGTAAGTGATGAGCGTTAATGTTTCAGGTTCGGCGGCCAATAACTACGCCAATATCACTCATGCCATGTATCAAGACTGGTTAGAGCGATTTTATCCGCAGCAAAAACAGCTTTTAGAACAAACACAAAATGGCGAGTTACTGACACAGCAACTTGGCCGCGTGGGAGCCAATTTTTCGAGCGCGCAACAGAGTGCGCGGCTTGCGAATGTTAACCAAATGGCACGTTTTGGGGTTGAGGTAGACACCAATTCTAACGATGACGCCAAGCTCTCTCTGGCACAGGTGACGGCCAAGAACAGTTTGCGTGCGAACGAGCAAGAGCGTGCGATGAGTGTGCTCAGCGGTAGCGAAAAGGGGAAATTATCACAGCTTAAAGTGGGGTAATCATGGCATACAGTTTATTGAATTTAGGCGCAGATACCCGCAAACGTGCATTGGCAGGGATGCAAGAATCGGCGCAACATGAAGAGCAGCGTAATCAAACCAATCAAAGCCTTAAAGACGCGCAGCGTACCAAGCGTTTATCCAGTGTCACCACAGGTGCTGGCATGGGGATGATGGCGGGCATGCAAGCGGGTAGTGTGGGTGGACCCATGGGCGCGGTGATGGGTGCGGCAGCAGGTTTGATTCTAGGGGAGCTTTTCTAATGCAGTTAGATACACGCAGCGCTATTAATGGTGCAATTCGCGGATTTCAGGTCGCAGAAGGTTACTACCAGCGCAAAGCGGATAATGAACGCCAAGCGAAATTGGATGAGCGTAACGAGGCTCGCTATCAAGATGAGCGGTCTAGACTCTCTCAGATTGAAGCCAAGAACGAGCAACGTTATCAAGACGAGAAGGCTTTTCGTCAGGCTGAAACGGAAAAAGCCGATAAACGTTATCAAGATAGCCTTAAACGAGAAAATGAGGATCGAATCCAGCGTTCTAGGCTACTTGATGTACAGGTTGATGCGCAGAAAAGTGCAAAAGCACTTAGCCAATACCAGCTCAATCAGCAAAAGAAAATGGCTTATATGCAGGAGAATTTGCCGCTAATTCAATCTGGCCTCAAACGTTACATGGAAACCGGAGAACTTGATCCCTTGTTTGAGCAGGAACACATTAAGGGCAGTGCTTACGACCCGCGCCGTTATACACCTCGTGTGGTACAGGCGGCCTTTGATATCGAATCGACTATGCCTAAAGTGCTTGATGGCTCTATTTCTTACCAAGACTCACAATTCACCAAATCGATGGGCGTGTTGCTTGAGCGTAATGTTAAGCAAGGGATTGGCGATAAAGATCCTGAATCCGGCAAGGTGATTAAGGATAAAGAGTATCTGCGTCATGATTTTGTTGCCGATATTGACCCAAATCGCGAAGGCGATCAGCCGGGCGTGGTGGTCGGTTTGAAAGTGACTTATGAGGATGGCACGACTAAAACCGCGCCTGTAACCGAAAGCCGTTTGGCAGGTAGCCAAGAAGCTGTAAAAGTGATCCCGCTCGATGCGTTAATGAAAGACGTGACGGGCCAAATCCATATGGCTAAGCAGTTTTTTACCAACGAGCACTATGCCAACCTTTTCAATGTGGCAGAGACAAAATCACGCACTGAAATGGATAAGCAGTGGCGAGAGGCGGTGACCGAGCTTGAAAAAGACCGTACTGCAGCGCTGAATGATTTGTTGGAACCCACCCCAGAGCAAATTTCCGTGGTTAATGCTCGCTTTGATGAAAGGAAATCGATGATTAATCAAGTGTATGGACGATTAGGTGAGAATCAATCCAATCGTGAGGTCGGAAATGCCGCGCAGAAATGGGCAGGCGAAGACCCACAAAAGCGCCAATTCATCACTGAGCTCAGTCAATCCATGAATCTCGCAGAACTGACACCCGAAGCGTTGGAGCATAACTATCAGCGAGTTCTGACAATAAAGGCGAATCACGAAGCCGAATTGAAGAAGCAGCAACAGTTAGAACGATTACGCCAAAGCCAGCAATCTCAAAAAATTTACGAGGATTCAGGGGTATACGGTGCTGCTCAGCCAACCGACAATAGAGATGCGATGAAGTATGGCAGCCACAGTCTACTGAACCGCCATGAGTGGAATACTACGCCGAATGGAGAGTTGAAGTTTTAGGGTAAATCTAGTTGATAAATAAAGTTACACTTAAATTGGTAGGATTGTATTTTGTCGTTTATTCCAAATAGAGCTGCGCTGTTTCGGGTGCATATTGAATTAAGAACCATACATGATAATAAGTTCCTAACATTACTCAGCAAAACTAAACAGGATTCTCCTTTGTTTAGCGTCAACTTCTTTCACCGTAATTTTGACTTGAGTACCCAACGCAAAAGTTGCGGTTTGACTAACGATTTTTTGTTTCACCCCATCAAACTCAAACTCTCCATTTTGGAAGCTAGATAGGGGAACCAAACCTTCGATTCGGTTTGATTCTAGCTCAACAAACAGGCCAAAATGGGTTACGCCAGAAACTCGGCCAGTAAAATTTTGACCGATAAAGGGCTTCATATAGTGACACTTCAACGCATTCTCGACCTCACGGCTCACCTCATCGGCCTGACGAGACTGATGAGAACAATGCACACTTAATTGCTCAATCGCCTTGCTATCATAAGGATAATTGGTTGACCCACCGGTGCATTGACCGAGCGATTTCAGCTTGTTCAGTAGACGCTGAAACGTCCCTTTCGCTTGTTCACGTAGTTTAGAACGGATCGCTCGATGCACCAGCAAATCAGGATAGCGGCGAATGGGCGAAGTAAAGTGCGCATAAGCCCCATAAGCTAAGCCAAAGTGTCCCTGATTTTTCGGTGAATACTCAGCTTGGCTTTGCGAACGTAACAACAAAGTACGAATCACATCCCCTTCTTCTAAATCATGAACCTGCTCTAACAGCGCGTTGTAATCATGCGACGTCGGTTTATCACCACCACCGAGAACTAAGCCTTTGTCGGCCAGCATCATGCGCAGTGAAGCAAGCTTTTTCATTTGAGGGCCAGCATGCACACGATATAGGCTGGGGATTTTATGCTCTTGTAAAAACGCCGCAGTAGCCACATTCGCACACAACATGAACTCCTCAATCATTCGGTGCGCATCATTACGAATAACAGGATCGATCGAGGCAATTTTCTTCTTATTATCTAAAGTAAACGCGAGTTCTTGAGTATCAAAATCAATCGCTCCTCTCACTTGACGTTGCCCCAGTAAATTCAGATATAAACGATGCAGGTTGAGTAGGTGTTTCTCAACCTTGTTTGAACGAGAATGACTCCATTGATTCGGTTTAAGAATCGTCTCGTTGACTTGGTTATAGGTCAACCGAGCATGGGAGTGAATAAGGCCTTCAGAAAACTCGGCATCCAGCATAATACCCGCATCATCAAAGGTCATTTCACACACTAAGACCAAGCGGTCAACATTCGGATTGAGAGAACACAAACCATTCGATAAGGCTTCAGGCAACATAGGGACGACATAACCTGGAAAATAAACTGACGTTGCGCGAGTTTGGGCTTCAAGATCTAAGGGATCATTCGGCTGAACATAATGAGATACATCTGCGATAGCTACGAACAGTTTCCATTGACCATTATCCATCGGGTAGCCATAGACAGCATCATCAAAGTCTTTAGCATCATCACCATCTATAGTGACAAAAGGCAGATCTCGATAATCCACACGCTGCATTTTATCTTTTTCATTTACATCCGTTCCCAAAGCTAGGGCAGCGCTCAATACCTCACTCTCCCACTTTTCATTGATACCGTGACGACGTAATGCCAGCTTTACCTCAATCCCAGAGTCACCTGGACGCCCCAAAACTTCGGTGATCTCAACCATAGTAGAGTGTTTGTGATCAGGATATTGAGTCACTTGGGCGTAAACCAATTTCCCCACACTTTTGGCTGTAAATTGATTTGGATTGACATGAATGATCTGTGAAAACGTTGAGTTTTCTGGAGATAGATAGAAATTAACGCCTTTTTTCTTAAGCAAACCGACAATGTGAGTCGTCTTTCGCTCAACAATCTTTATCAAACGATGATTTGAACGGCCCTGTTGCTGAGCATGACCTTTTAAAACCTGTACGATATCGCCGTCAAACACATGGTCGAGCTGATGTTTAGGTAAAAATAGGTCTTTTTGATTATCGTCATACGAGACAAAACCAAAACCATCAGCATGCAGGCTAATTCGGCCCGAGACTAACGCGGTTTGATCAACTTTTTGATAGCCTCTTCTGTGTGTAAAGGTGAGCTGGCCGTCACGCTCCATTGCTCTGAGCCGTTTTTTCAGCGCTTCTTTTTGATTTTTTTCACTTAATCCCGTTGAATGAGAGATTTGCTCGTAACTTAAATAGTGTTTTACTTTATCGAATAGACTAAGAATACAATCTCGACTAGGAATAACGTGATCATAATGGGTAATATTGATTGCAGATGCGGATAAGTTTAATTTCATGTATTTCTCATTGATTCGCCAACCGCTTTCAATATATAAATTAACTTATATGGATAAAGCACTAGGCGAAATTGACTCTATTATGAGCCTATTAATATAAATTCCAGAAGATGGAATAGAAGATTTAGGTAAATATTACCTAATTGTAGATATATACCGAAGATATTAATACGAAAAGTGATAATATGATATTAACAGTAATTGATATAGCAAAACAGTGAAGTTTTTAAAATAGCTTAGGTATATAACTGAAGAATATTCGAAGGGGTATTGTGACACCACGTTAAAGTGGTGTCACATTCAGTATTACAGGACTGTTACTTCAGCAGCTTGTAAACCTTTTTTACCTTTTTCAACAAGGTAAGACACTTTTTGGCCTTCCGCTAGCGTCTTGAAGCCAGTTGAAACAATAGAATTGAAATGAACGAAAACGTCATCACCACCATTGTCTTGAGAAAGAAAACCAAAGCCTTTAGTTTCGTTGAACCATTTTACTGAACCAGTTGATTTATTAGACATAGATACCTCTATATTGATATTGAATTTTTAGGATTAATTTTAGCTAATAAGTGCTATTTGACGATTTAGAGATAAATATTTTGTCGCAGGAACGTAAACGAGGGTATCGATGATGAACTGAGAGAAATGTCGATCTTAAAACTAAATAGCTCTCTTCTTAGGAGCTGATGTGCAGTATACCGATAGAATTGAGAATAGCTAGCCTTTTCTTTTTTATTTTTCTTAGGGTTCATTTTTTAGAGAATGAACGATGAGCAGTAGTTTACTTCTTGCGCAATTTTGTGGCTAAGAGTCAGAGTAACAACTCAGTTGGTAATCCATCATTTAGCTTAGCGATATCTATTTGAGCATCTAGACTCATGTCATGGTGAGCGATTAGAACATTAGTCAATCTTTATGTTCAAATTTTTATGTGAAATTTGATGTTTTTCTTTTGCAAGAAAATAAGCAACATTTTGTTTGATTTATTATCTCTGCACATCAATGTCTTTGTGGTTATTTGTTGGTTGAATATGTTGAATTGTTAGTAATGCCACGCTATATTCCACGCGCAAAAACATATAGCGTTAGATACAACTTTTCATCAGTTAACATATTGTTCAAAAGGACAAATAATGAAAAAACTAATGATGTTGGTCGCTAGCTCATTTATTTTATCGGGTTGTGGCGACGATAACGAAATTAAAGTAAACACAAATAAGCCTGAAGAAGTCCAAGAGTACCGCATAAAAACTGTTCTTACATCTTCAAACGGTGTTATTTCACCATCAGAGTCAATTGTAAAACACGGTGAGACTGTTGACTTCTATATTACACCAAATCCCGCATACTACATTGAAAATGTTGAGGGGTGTGGTGGGACTCTTAATGGGCATACATATACAACTGGTGTATTGACTGACGATTGTACAATATCTGTTTCATTTATATCTGATGTAGACCAGGCCCTGAAATATGCTGATCATGAATTAGCAACCGAAAGTAGTTTATTGAAAACAGCATCTGCAACAATTGAAAACATCAAAATATCACGCAGTACAGAACTGCCGAAGTTCTTTGAAGGTGTCAATAACCTGACTTGGGATCCATCTCATGACTCAATCAACTTCCACCAGTTCGCAAATATCGAAAATACTGACGTGTTGCTCCGAGCTAATGCAGATCATAGTGGAAACCAGGCAGACAAGGTACTCGCCCTATACCGCATTGGTAAAAACGGCGATCGCTCTATCGTGTCTGGTGCGAACATTCTCGCTCTAGCAGAGTCTGGTACAGCGGGGTCTGACTTTAACCTGTTTGCCAAAAATGTAGTTGAATGGCTGGCTGGCCGCAAAATTGAAGGAACGAGAAAACGATTGCCCGTCGTGACCTCACACATCCCTAACAGCCGCCCTTACTTTGAACATTACCCTAAGATTAAGGCGTGGCTGGAGAAGAATTATCCTGGTCAATACTTGCTTAATGAACACAGGGCCTGTGATTACGGCAACTTAGTTGCTTGTATCCAGACGCAATCGCCAGATTTGGTGTTGATCGGTGGTGATGATTATGAACAGAAAGGCTACGCAGGTATCCGTGATGCCATTCGGTATATGGAACAACATAACATCCCATATATGACGTCACATAATTCAAAGTTTCCGTCAGATCAGCCTATGCTGGAGGAATTCTACCAAGAGCAGATGATCTTTGGTGATACCAACTATTGGGGCAAGTACCGCCTCAATAACGCTACTCGTGATGTATTGATTACGGAAACGCCGCTGTATAACAGTATCAGTCAGTTACTTGAGGCTTTCGAACAAGAGCACTTTGATGCTGAGGCGCTTAAAGCCTGTGGCAGTAACTTTATCACCTGTAATTCAGATCTTTTCAACAACGCTTTTAAAACGGCTGCAGATTGGTTCCGATGGGCAGCACAAGCTGCTGACCAGCAAAATCTGGATCCCTTTAAAACGGATAATCACCTCTTGTTGAAACTGGGGCTGCTGCTGGCCGATAAATATCGTGCAGCTATCGACTATCCAATTGAAATCACAAACGTTGCTGAATGGTATCGAGCGATGTTTGCTGACTGGGTGATCAGTTATAGCCGTGCAGACAACCGCGCCCAGCCGGATTTGGGCGAGTTTGTAACCGACAGGTCTAACCTCGAAAAAGGGATTAATGCGCACTATCGCTATCCGGAGACTGTTACGGAGCGCAAAACCATTAGTGTGATGTACCCCAATCAGTGGACGACCACCGGTTGGTACGCACTACCGGGACAAACAATCACGCTCAAGCGCCTGGATCATGGCAACCATCAGGTAAAAGTGAAGCTGAACTATCACAGATACAACACCAACCGCGCGTATGAGCAGCATGTGTACCGTGGCCCGCTGGAAATACTCAGCGAACGTATCTCTATTCCGGCGGGTGGCAGTGCAACGCTTTCAACTCCTTACGGTGGGCCCATTTATCTGAGTTTTTACAAAAATGGCGCAGGTGAAGCACTGACAACCGAGATTGAAGCATCTGGCGTTGCAAAGCATCCGACCATTATGGATTTTTCTGACGAAAAGCAACATGTAGAGTTTGAACGACGTTTGCAGGAAACAGAACTGCCACATGTTGACCTTCGTACCGATTCAGCAGAGCAACACTTGCGTCGTGATCGCTTTGAAGGAGCGATAGGCAAAGAATATGTGTCTACATCAGCATTGCTTACTGGTATTAGGGAAGACCATTTAGAAACGGTGTATAATCTCGCAGGCTTCAAAGTGCAGGGAAAAACACTCGACGAATCATTATCGCCGCAAGTGGTTGCCGCATGTAAATCCGTGATGGGTGAAGATTGTGTGGATGATTCATTACATGTTCGTGCGATTATCCAGCATGCTAACTATGACCAGAACGCACATTGTGGGGTCGGATGTTCAGGTAACCCATGGGACTCCAGTGGTAGAATTTCACCGACAGGTTGGTTGGATAACCATGAGCTGGGCCATAATCTGCAAACCGGAAAACTTAATGTGCACTATGTGCCAGCAGGAAGTGAAAATACCTGGAGTGCATATCAAAACCGGGCGGGTGAGAACTCAAACAACATCTTCCCTTATGTGTCACTGTGGCGTAAGCACTATATCCGTGATGGCCAAGTGACAAAGATTGAAGATGGGCATATGAACCACAAAGATTTGTTTTTTGCCTTTATGTCTGATGCGGTAGAGGTAAAAGATAAATCGGGCAAGCGAGTAGTACTATATCCCGGCTGTAAAGTGGCAGACGCAGGTGAAAGCCGCTACGAAGCGCTTTGGGCAAACGGTGGTTATGCGGTTCATAATAGCCCACGGATGGCATTTTATATCCAGATGGCCTTGCGTGCTCATGGAATGACGTTGAGAGATGGTTCTACGTTGAAAAATGGTTTCGATATCTTCACCATTTTGTATCTCCATCAACGTATATTTGATAAATACACGGGGAATGAGGCAATCTGGAATGAAAACCGTGACCGTTTAGGCTTCTCGAAGTTCGACTACAAATCAACCCTCGGTGAAGTGAAACACATGCCAGGAAATGATTTTATGCTGGTGACGTTAAGTTATTACACCGGATATGACTGGACCCCACATTTTGACCTGTTGGGCCTGAGATACTCCAGCTTAGCCAAAGAGCAAGCCGTTCAGCATGGAATAAAAGGTAAGTTAAAGATGGGAATGTATGTGCTTGAGAAAGACTTACCGCCACACAATATGAGTAATGGTTTAACGTTTATTGATATGTCGCTGACAGATAAGACAACCAAATGGCCACGGGATAACTCAACACCATTAGATTGTAAACTAACTTACTAAGGTATAAGCCTAGTGATCTCACTAGGCTTTGGGTACTTTCAAAGCTTCAAAATTTATTATTATGTTTGAAAATATTTATTTTCAATACAAATAAATAAGACTATGAGTGTTTTATAGTAAGAAACCGGTTTATTCATTGAAAATGATATGCTAATAAATTAAATGCTTATCAAGAATGAGCGACTTTACATTAAATACTTGGTCGCTGTGTATTAAAAAATGTGGTAGCGTTTCCCACACTAACACCAGTCTATTAATTAAGCCGCTGCCCTTCGGGGTGGCGGTTTTTTTATGCCTGAAATTTGGAGCCGCACATGCAAGACAAGAAGTTATTGGGCGATGAACTCTCACCAAAATCGACCATTAATGCCTCTACGGATATGAGTCAGTCTGCCTTTTTACCGAAAGGCTTTCAGTTTGAAGCCCCTAAAGCGCCGCAACGTAACTACGATGTGACGTTAGGGGACACCGCTAAAGCCGTCGGTAGTGGCGCTCTGCGTTCACTGGCTGGCCTTGGTGAACTCTCGGAGAACTTCCTTGGTGTGGGTGAGGGCTTTCGAGATTTGATGTCGTCTGGCTCGGACTCTCTGCAAGAGAGTATGACTCAAGATGGCCGTGACGCCCTGAACTCCCGTCTTTTTGAAGAAAACGAAAACGGAAACCCGACGTTTGCCGAAGGTGCGGCGGATATCGATGTGTGGGCGATGAAAATCGCTGACGGGCTAGGTTCGCTGGCGGCCAACTTTACCGGTGGTGGTTTTGCCGGTGCGGGTGCAAAAGTGGCACTGCGCTCAACCATTACTAAATCGATGCTGAAAAAGGGCATGACAGAAAAAGCTGCGCAAGCCGTGGCTGATAAAGCCATCTCTCGAATGGCGGCCACCGGTGCGGGTGCAACGGGTGTAGGGACGTCGCTCGGTAGTGCAAGCATGGATGCGCGTGACGCGGTAATGCAGATGGATAGCTCATGGCTTGCGGATAACTCGGAGTATTTTCAGCAATCCTTACTCCGCCTTGCGGATGATCCGCAATATCAGGGGATGAGCGCAACGGAGTTATTCGACCTTGCTAAAGAAGAGACGGCCAGTTATGCCAGCTTGCAAATGTCTACCGACCCGACCGCCGTCGCGGCCTCTGTCGCCGGTGCGATGGGTGATAAGTATTTGTTTGGCGCGTTACTCGGCAAGATGGGTAAAAAGGGTGTGGTTGCTGGTGCAGCGAAAGGCGCACTCACCGAAGGCGGTACGGAGTTTATTGAAGGGTATGGTCAGACTTATGCCCGAAACCAAGTGACCAATGAGGTGACGGGACAAGATATTGACCCTACTACCGGTGCTTTGGTGGATGGCTTGGAAGGTGCGGTAATCGGTGGTGCACTAGGTGGTCCCATTGGTGCGGTTGGTGGGTATCGTTTTAAAGGGCAACCTAATGAGAATGCGCCAACGCAAACGAACCCGCAGAACGTCAGTGATAGTCAAGAGCAAGAGATAGCAGAGCAAGCCGCAGATGAAGCTCAAGCGATTCCTAACAATGGGGATGTGCCCACGCAAACTGCAGCCATGAATGCGCCTGAGCCGGTGCTGACCCCACAAGGGCAATACGATGAGTTGCTGCAAGGTGCGCAGCAAAGACAAGCGGATAATGGCAGGGATGCGGCGCTACGCTCTCGCTTTGCGCAAAGTCGCCAAGCGCTGACTGAGCGTGGTGTGCTGCCAGAGCGCAACGCTTACCAAGAGACGATTGATATAGCTCGCGCCGTAGATCCCACGCGGGCTGCGGAGATTGAGCAATTCCTAAAAAGCGAAGAGGCAGACCAAAATCCAGAGTTGACCGCACAGCTAGAACGAGAGTACGAGTCTCTTGCGCAAAAAGGGCGTGATCTCGATATCGACCCGACGTTAACCCAAATTGAACAACGCCAAAACCAAAACCGTTTGGATATGGCCAAGCGTGAAAAACCGCACCAGCGTATCGATCGCAAGCAGAATGAATACCAGCTCGATGATACGGTAAGCTCACGCAAAGCGGCGATTCGCGCAGAAATGGAGCCTCAGTTACTCAAGGAAGACCGCAATAAACCTGAGCTTCTAGAGCGCATGGTGGAACTGGAATACGCCCGCCGCTACCCACAGCCTGAGAAGGAAAAAGCGACCGGCGCTCAGGATGATGGCTTAGCGCAGTTTAAGTCTGCCCGTTTTGACCGTGATACGGCGCTCGCGGCGATTGAAGCCAAGGCGCAGGAGAGTAAGAACGCCGCGCAATTGGCCGCCGCCCAGCGCGAAAGAGACAGCCGCCCTGCTTCACCTGATGAGAATCCTGCATGGTTTGGGGTGCATCCTGAATCGGGTGAGCGCACGACACGCGCTTTTATGCGTGACTTGGCCAACCAGAAAGGACAGGCTCAAGCTTCTGAGCGCCAAGCCGATCTCGATGCGCGCCGTGAGCGTTTAGGTCAGCCGGTATCAAGCTTTTTGGAACGCCCTAACTCGATGAAAATGCGTGAACAGGGCAAGAAGCCTATCCGTGATTTTGCGGGGATTGCGGGAAAAACATCAAGAATGTCGAAGCGTTTACGCAAGCGCTTAAGTCGTGCTAAAGGCTTTGATACCGATGCGGTTTTAGCGGAATTTCAAAACCATGAGAAGCGCCTCGCCGCCTATGAAGAAGCCGCCCGTCGCCGTGCTGACTATGAGGCGAATCTGCCTGAGAATATCGAGCGTCGTAAGAATGCCGAAGCGCTGTTTAAAGAGTTTGTTAGCGACACTGAGGCGCGTGCCTTTGCTGAGAACGAAATCACTCAGACGATCAAACGAATTAATGCGTTAGTTGATGCCTCGCCACAAGGTTCGGTATTAGAGCTGGACGGGCAAACCAGCTCATTACCGGTTATTAAAAAGCAGATGGCACACAGTGTGCGCAATTTGGCGAATCAGTTTGTAGGTAAAACCACCGCGATGATGAACGCCGCCGCGCTTAAGGAGGAGGCTAGTACACAGTCCGTAGGAAGCTTGGACGAGCCCAATATCATTCGACAAGCAAAAGCGGTGATCCGCGAGGTCATTGATAACAATGGTGGAGCCAAACCCAAGCTTAAAGGCGTACGTGAAGCCTATCGAGATAAAGGTTTTACCGCAAAGGCGTTGCAAGAAGGGCTAGGCGATAAGTCCCTTGCGGATTTCGAGCGTGAGCAAAAAGAGAGCTATACCGATAAGCTATCTGCTTTATCTGAACCTTCAATTCATTCTGGCCAAGAAGTACCACTACAGTCAAAAGGAGATATCGACCATGGCAACGAAACCTCAAATACAGCAAGACTCGATGAAAGATCTTCGCCGCAATCCGAAGTACAAGAAAATGAGCAACGAGGAACTGACGCCAATCGCTCAAGCGTTAGCGAAGAAGACGCGAGCGCGGGAAGACGATCTAATGAGTCTAGGCGTACATTACCTGACAGCACAGAGCGAAGCGTATCGAGAGACGCTATTGAATGCCTAGCGCTCGATGAGGTGGATAACCTCGCCAATGGAACTGCTACACAAAGGATCGCCGCGAATATCGCGGCGATTCGCTTAATGAAGGATCTCACTCAGTCAGGAATGCCCGCGACGCTTGAGCAGAAAAAGGTACTGGCACAGTATGTGGGATGGGGCGGCCTCGCTTCTGTGTTTGATAACACGAACACTTCCAAAGCACAGCAAGCCGCGCACCAAGAGCTAAAAACGCTGCTGACCGAAGAGGAATACAACAACGTTCGGATGAGTACCCGTAATGCCTTCTACACCTCAGAGGCCGTGGTGAAAGGTATGTGGAGTGGTGTGAAAGCGTTGGGCCTTGGCAACAGCCCGATGAATGTGGTCGAGCCATCGCTGGGTTCAGGTAACTTTATTGGTTGGCAACCGTCCGACATGCGCGATCAATCGCGCTGGTTTGCCTCCGAACTCGATCCTGTCACCGGCAAAATTGCCAAGCTTATCTACCCTGAAGCCGATGTTCAGGTTAAAGGATTCCAAGAAACGCCGTTTAAAAACGGCGTTTTTTCTTTGGCGATTGGCAACCCGCCTTTTGGCAGTCAGTCTATCCGTGACAACAAGAACCCTGATATTTCAGGTATGGCGATCCATAACTATTTCATCGCTAAATCAAGCAAGCTTTTGCATGAAAACGGTTTGCTGATGATGGTGGTGACAAACCGCTTCCTCGATACGCTGAACAAAAACCACAAACAACTGAGCCAAGAGCTGGATTTTGTCGGCGCGGTGCGCCTGCCGAATACGGCGTTTAAGAGCAATGCTGGTACAGAAGTGACCACGGATATCGTGGTGTTTCGCAAGCTTAAGCAGGGGGAAACGGCCAAGAATACGGTTTGGACGGACGTAGACGGCGAGGTGAACGGTTTTCGTGTTAACCAGTGGTTTGCGCAAAACCCGCAATACATTCTGGGCGAAGTCGCGCAAGGCACGATGTACCGTGGGGATGAGAACGAATCGACGGTTAACCCTGCTTCGCAACATGCGAACCTTGAGCAGTCAATCAGCAAAGCGCTGGCCTCACTCGCACAAGGGCAAGATTTAGCGTTAACCCCTGAAACCAAAGATGCGATTGCCGGTGAGGTGATGTTGGCGGAATCCGACCTTGCGATTGGCGGCATGATGGTGAACGCTGACGGCAAGGTGATGCGCCGTGGCGACGATCACCCGACGAAGGGTGCTCAGGTGTATGAAGTGACGCCCGATTCGATTTGGAGTGATGATGGCTGGTTGATGAGTCGAGCGCGCCATTTTGTCGAGCAGGGCGATAAAGCGCGCCTACAGCAGTTCGCGGACAATGAGTTTCTGAATAAAGGCAAAATCAAAAGTGATTTTACTGGCTCAAAACTCAAAGAGAGCGCGGTCAAGGCGGTGCTGGCTTACCTCACCGGGCAGCAATCCAAAAACCAAGCTTTGAGCGCGCTTGATGACGCCATTGACAATACGCGCCTTGGTCCTAATAAGTTTCGCAAACTGAAAGCGATACTGACCATTCGCAATAGCGCACTGGCACTGCTGCGCGCCGAGAAAACCGGTGCGGGGGATATCGAGCGTCTGCGTCAGCGCCTGAACGTGCAATACGATGAATTTGCTCAGGCGTTTGCGACCAAAGGCAAAAACAGTAAGCCCGCGACGCTGACTGAGAGCTTGAATCTTCTCGATGGCGATACAGGGATTGAAGCGGGCTTAGATAGTGTCAGTGAAAGCGGCGAAGTCACTAAGAGTGATCTCTTCTCTAAACGCCTGCTCTTCCCTTACAAGCGCCCTGAATCAGCCAGTAATGTGTCGGATGCGGTTAACTACTCGATGCGTGAACGCGGTAAGGTCGATATCGAGTACGTGAGCGGTTTGCTCGGTCTTGGCCATGATGAGGTGCTGGCGAAGCTGACCGAAGGTGAAAAGCCGTATTTGTTGATGAACCCTGAAACGCAAAAGTATGAGTTCATCGACGACTACTTATCGGGCAATGTGAAGGCGAAGTACCAAGTGGCGAAGAGTGCAGGGCTAGACACTAACGTTAAGCTTTTGGAAGCCGTGCTTCCCGAAGACAAAACGCCAGAGCAAGTGAAGCCCTCTATCCGAGCAACATGGATTGACTCTGATGTGTTTGAACGCTTTGCCGAAGCGTTAGGTTATAAGGCGACGGTGACGGTTAACCGTCATATCGGGGCTATTTCAGTGTTGGGCGAGGCGGGCGGCACACTGAGTGCATTAGGCTCACAGTTTAAGCATGCCCGCGCCACGTTGGCGGATTTATTGAACTCTGCCGCTAATGGTAAATCACTGGTGATTTACGACACCAATGGCAAAGAGCGCACCAAAAACGAGAAAGCGACTAAGGAAGTTAACGCGCTGGCCAACAAGCTCGCTTCGACGTTTATGACGTGGGCGAAAAGTGATGCGCAGATTGCTAAGCAAATCGCCGATAACTTTAACGAGCGGATTAATACTCACGTTAACCGTAAATACAACGGGCGTTTGTACCTGCAAACCGTCGGGATGAACCCTGCGGTCGATATGCGTAAAACCCAGCTTGATGGCGCGCTTCGCATGATCCAGAGTAAAAATACGTTACTCGATCATACCGTGGGGGCGGGTAAAACCTTTACGGCCATTACCGGCATGATGGAGCGTAAGCGTCTTGGCCTAAGCAAAAAGCCGATGGCGGTGGTTCCGAACCATATTCTAGGCTCCTTCCATAAAGATATTTTGAAGCTCTATCCGTCGGCTAAGGTGCTGGTCGCGGATGATAAAGCCTTTACGGCCAAGAAGCGTAAGCAGTTTTTCTCACGCATTGCGACCGGCGATTACGATGTGGTGCTGATGGGACATAGCCATTTGCGCGCCATGCCCAATGATATTGAGCATTTCCGCACGGTGATTAACGAGAAAATTGACGAGCAGCGCAGCGCACTGGAAGAAGCGAAAGCCGAAGCTAAGCAGTCTGGGCAGCGTGGGGCGACAGTCAAACAGATTGAGGACTCGATTTCCCGTCTACAAGACAAAATCAAAGAGAAAGAGGAAGCGCTGAGTAAGAACGCTGACCAAATCGGGTTTAGTTTTGGGGATTTAGGCGTGGATTACTTGGTGGTCGATGAGGCGCACGAGTTTAAAAACCTGACTTACGCGACACGCACTGACCGTGTGGTAGGGATGAACGATCCGAAAGGCTCCGAAAAGGCGCTCGATTTGCTCATCAAAACCCGCAGCATTCAGGGCTTAGAGAACGGTGGCGTGACCTTTATGACCGGTACGCCGATTTCTAACAGCTTGGTCGAGGTGTACACCATGATGTATTACCTTGGCCACGACACGCTGAAAGATCTGAAAATGTCTTTCTATGATGCGTTCGCCGGCTCGTTCTTCAATACCGAAATCACCTTGGAATACACGCCAACCGGCACGGTGAAAGAGCGCAGTGTGTTGAAGGGACTCAATAACATGCAGCAACTTTCGACCCTGTATCGTCAGTTTGCCGATGTGATCACCCAAAAAGATATGGTGAACATCTTCCGTCAGGATGTGGAGGCCAAGAACAAGGCGACGGGCGAGAATAAAGCGACCCGATTCCCTATCCCTAATATCAAAGGCGGTAAACGTCAGCTTAACATCGCACCAGCGACCGAAGCTCAGCGCGAGTACAACGACTATCTGATTGCCCGTATGGAGGCGTTTAACCAGCTCAAAAACAAAGAGGATCGAATCGCTTACGCTAAGATTGATAACCCACTGTGGGTACTGACCGATGCGAAAAAAGCCTCGCTCGATGTGCGCTTGGTGGACCCGACCGCACAGCGTGACCCAACAGGGAAAGTGGCTCGCGCCGCCGAGCGGATCAAATCGATTTACGACCAGTGGCAGGACGATAAAGGTACACAACTGGTGTTCTCCGATATGGGGACGCCCGCGAAGTACGCGATTGCTACGGTGAAATCAGACCTGAAAAGCTTGGCGGAAACGGTCTTAGGTAAGGGCAAAGCGGCAGCGTTTATTTCCAGTCGTTTGGAAATCTACGAGGGGGAAATGCCTTACTCGCAAACGCTAAAAGAGTTGGTTTATAAGGTAAACGCTCAAGCGGAAACCGGCGAGATTGATGCTGACCAGTACGAGAAGCTGGAAGAGCAGATCCTCGAACTGACCGCCTCTACCATGACGGCGGATACTGGCTTTAGTGTGTACGATGACCTGAAAGCCTCGCTGATGGAAAAGGGCATTCCCGACGATGAGATTGCGTTTATCCACGACTACAACACCACGTTGAAAAAAGAGGCGCTGTTTGATCGCGTTCGCCGTGGTGAGGTACGGGTATTGATTGGCTCATCGATGAAGATGGGCGCGGGAACCAACGTGCAAAATCGTTTGGTGGCATTGCATCACATGGATGCGCCTTGGCGTCCGTCTGATATGGAGCAGCGCGAAGGGCGAATTGTGCGTCAGGGCAATGAGTTTTATCAACGTGCCGCGAACGCGGGTAAACCGGAAGACTTTGAGGTTGAGTTGATTGCGTACACTACTCAAGGTTCGAGTGATCCTGTGATGTGGCAAATCCTAGAGCGTAAGGCGGGCGCGATTGAGCAGTTCCGTAACGGCGAGTTAGATCAGTTTGTTGAAAACAGCAATTCGGATGCGGATAGCTACGCGGAGTTTAAAGCCGCGTCAACCGGCAACCCTATTTACCGTTTGAAACTGGAATCGGACGCTAAGCTGTTGGATTTAGACAGCTCTTACACGGCGCAAGCCAGCTCGATTGGCGCGGCCAAGCGTTTTGTAGAGCGTTTTGACGATGAGAAAGCCGCGATTGAATTGCGCCTTGAAACGCTGCGTCAGGCCGATATCACGGAGTTTGATGCACAAGCGTTCAAAGAGCTGTACCGTGATGCGCAAGCCGATTATTTAGCGGCGGATAATGAATACGATGCGGCGATGGCGATTTACTCTGAGCTGGATGCGAAATCCCGCAAAGAGCGCGGCTTGAAGAAACCGCAAAAGCCTAAGCGCCCAATGATCCATGAACTGGATGATGAGTATTCTATCGAGCTGAATAAGGCCATTATTCAGCCCGCGATTGCAACGATCGAGCAATCTCGGCGTTGGCAAGGGGAAATCAAGCTGGGTAAGCAATTGGGCTTGGTGATGGACGTGGATTATTTAACCCACGAGGGAACGAAAACGCCTCTGATTGACGTGCGCTTGGTGGATGGCAAGGGTAAGACCATCGACTATATGGCGCGAGGGATGCAAAGCAGTTCGATTGTGCAGTCGCCTAAGCTGATGAATGCGCTGCACCTTAATGCGATTGCCACGGCGTTAAATGGCGAGCAAGAGCGCTTCGAGAGAAAGCTGCAAAGCTTGCAAAGTACGCTCAAGGATTCGCGCCAGATTGCCAAGATGGATATCACCGCGCTTAAACAAGAGCTGGATGAGGCGAAAAGCCGCAACCTGTGGTTGTCGGTAGAAGCCTCGATGGCCGATATCAAAGAAGAGCTACGCCGCAGTGAAACGCCCAACAAGTTTGTTGACCGTGAAAAGCTGCGCAAAGTGAAGCGCTCCACCTTTGACCCGAACTCTATCCGCCCTGAAACGGTTGAGCATAACGGCCAGCGTTACCAGACAGTGGGTGTGCGCATTCCTTATCTCGGCTGGCAATACGATTCAGTGATGCCGGCGCTCGATGCTAACGGGGATTATGTGCATCTTCTTCTTTCACACAACTCGAAAGTGGGGGAAGCGCCGGTACTGTCTGAGGTGATACCGCAACCGACTCAAACGCCCAAAGCGGAGTATGCGTTTTTAGCTGAGGCTAAAGCGCGCCATGAAGCGCGCCAAATTGAAGAGGCCAAACGCGAGATTAGCTCGCCAGTGGATAAGCCTTCGGGGGATTCAGCGGCGAGTGATGGCGTCGTTTTGTTTAGTCGTACCAGTACGAATGCAGGGCGTACCGGGGTGAAAACCGGAAAGATAGCCGGTGGTACCACTGTGAAACGGAGCACCATTGATGCGGTGACGCGCACGGCGCTCGGCAAGCTCGGCCTCAAAGACTTCACGCTCCGCTTTGAGACGGTGGATACGGAGGCGGATCTTCCTGATTATGTAAAAACTGCCATAGCCAAGAATGATGCCCAAGGCGAAGTGTTCGGGCTTTATGACACCAAAGAGCACAAAGTCTGGTTGGTCGCTGAAAAACATAATTATGCCTCAGAGGTAGAAGAAACGATTTTCCACGAAGTGGCTGGTCACGTTGGTTTGGCGCGATTGCTCAAAGAAGGCAAGGCGCAACCGGATATGAATACCCTAGCCTTAAGGTTAGGCGGCATCAAAGGGATTCAACGGCTTGCAGAGAAAAATGGTGTGGATTTAGCACCTTACTTAAATTCCGCGCAGACGCTCACTAAGGCGGATGCCGAGGAAATTCTGGTACAGGAGCTGGTGGCGCATCTTGCTGAGCAGCAAAAGTTTGCGACCCCAATTCAACGTTTATTGGCGAAAGTACGCGCTATGCTGCGTTCGTTATTTGGTTTTATTTACTCCCCTGAGTTTAACAATAATGAATTACTCACCTTGGTGTTCAAAGCAAAGGAGCAGCTAAAAGCGCCGTCGCCAAAAGATAAGGTGACAAGACCTGAGAATAATGCGCTGTTTTTCTCTCGCTCAAGATCGCAGGGCGTGCCAGCGTATACGGCCTCTACATCAAACCAGATGAGCGCCGATGAGGCGCTGGCTCAAAAGCAAAACGCTTTGGTGAGTAAAATCAAACAGGCGCTGTATGGTGCGCCAGTGATTGGGCAATCGCTCGATGCGCTTGGCCGCAACAAATACGCGATGTTGACGCTGCGCCAGATGGGGGAAGTCTCCACCGTTATTGATAAGCCTTTGGGCAAAATGATTGACGCCTACCAAGATGAAATTAACTCTATGGTGGTGACACAGAACATGTTGGCCGAAGAGGCGGCCAAGATGGCCGAAGACCTTAGCGATTGGGCTAAGGCGAACCCGAAAGAGGCGGATGAACTCTTTGCTTTTGCGCATGAGGCGACCTTGGCGGATGTGGATCCGTCTGAGGCGTTCCAATCCCGCGAGGAAGAGCTGAAAGAGAGTATTGCTAAGCAAGAGCGGATTTTGAAAGAAGAGGGCGGCTTAAACAGTGAACGTGGCTCTAAGGCTTGGAAAACCCTTCAAGAAGAGCGAGAGCTTTTGAAACAAGAGCCAAATCGCCGCAAGCGCCATGTGGAGTTACGCCCCAAATTTGCCCGCCTTAACGCTGAGCAGAAGCGCCGCTATCGACAAATGCGCGATCACTATCGTGCTCAATCTGAGCGGATGAATAAAGCGCTGGAAGAGAACATTGTACGAGCGGTGTTTGATGCCAAGATCCGCAAAGCGATGCTGGCCGAGTTGCGCCAACGTCACGAGCGCGCCGCCAAAGGGTTGTACTTCCCACTGTCTCGCCACGGTGACTACTGGGTAGATTTTGCCGATGAGAATGGCGAACGCCAATTTATGATGTTTGAAACCAAAGGCGAAATGGAACTGGCAGCCGAGAAATTGCGTAAGGCGGGCTTTTCTCTCAACTCTGGTATGAAGGCGCAATTTAATGCGGTGCAGAAGGCGTCGCTGCCATTTGTGGCCGATGTGTTGCAGTTGGTAGAGCAAGCGAACATGCACACACCGGCGAAAGAGTCGCTGAGTGATGAGATTTACCAGATGTATTTGCGCACTTTGCCCGCTCGCTCGATGCGCCGTAACTTCATTCACCGTAAAGGTGTTGCTGGCTTTAGCCAAGATGCGGTACGAGCACTGGCCGACCAAGGCTTTAGACAATCGCGCCAGCAGGCTCGCCTCGACCATATGGATATCCTGGATAACCACCTTGATAGCATTCAGAAGTACGTGCATGAGCTGCCGAACAATGTGGAAGCCGACCGTGTAGTGGAAGAGTTGAACAAGCGCCATGAATGGGTGCGCAATCCTTCCCGCGCTGGGTGGGCGCAAAAGCTGACCAGCTTAGGCTTTGTGTGGATGCTGGGTTTAACGCCTGCCGCAGCGCTAGTGAACTTAACCCAAAACCTTCAAGTTGCCCTGCCTATTTTGGGTTCCCGCTATGGTATGGCGGAGTCTTCCAAAATGATGAGCCAAGCGACGGCGCAATACCTGAAAGCGGCGTTTACCCGAAACCGCCCGAAAGGTCAGGGGGTATTGGGAAGTGTGCTGACTGGCTCTGAAAAGGAGGCGATGCGCCGTGCGGTTGCGCAGGGCGTGATTGATGTTACGCAAGCGGCAGACTTAGCTGGATTGGCAGAAAACCCCAACGCGAAGTATTCAGGGACTTGGAATAAAGCGATGAACATCATTGGTTGGGCTTTCCACCATGCCGAAGTGTTTAACCGCGAAGTGACCTATATTGCGGCCTACCGCCTTGCGATGAAGAAACACGGCGACCATGAAAAGGCGATCGCGGATGCGATTAAAGATACGTGGGATAGCCATTTTGACTATTCATCGATTAACCGTGCGCGTTTTATGCAAAGCGATATGGCGGCAGTCGCCCTACAGTTTAAGCAGTATAGCCAGAACATGAGTTATTACTTGTGGGCGAACATGATCAAAGCGCTAAAAGGGGAGACGCCGGAAGTCAAAGCGATGGCACGTACACAGCTTTTAGGAACGTTGGCCTCGACCTTCTTTATTGGTGGTGCGGGTGCGTTGCCATTGTGGGCGATCACCACAGCGATTGATGCAGCGCAAGAGATTGTGGGTGATGACGACGAGCCATTTGATGCGGAAACTGAATTAAAACGTATGCTGGCCGAAGCGTTTGGTAAAGAGAACACAGCGTTAATCTGGCATGGTACTTTACCGAGTATTTCTGGCCGTATCTCACTCAATGATTTGTGGGTGCGCAGCATTAACCGTAATGTGGATGCCTCAACCGCATATGTGGAATACATGAAGCAAGCGTTAGGGCCGGTATTAGGGGGTATTGGTGTTTCATGGGCGCAAGGCTTGTCCGATATTTCTAACGACCAATTTGCTCGCGGTATCGAACGTATCCCGCCGAAAGCGATTAAAGACGTGCTTAAAACCGCTCGTTACATCAATGAAGGTGGCGTGACGACGAAGAACGGCGACGAGATTGTGAGTGATCTAACGGCCTTTGAGCTGCTTGGTCAAGCGTCTGGTTTTGCGATTGGTCGTGCGAACCTTCAGTATGATGAGAACAATGCGATTAAGAACTATGAAACCTTTATTGTTAAGCGCTGCCAAAGCTTGATGAACGCCTACTACACGGCGTATCGCCTGAAAGACGGTGAAGCAATGAAAGCGATGATGGTGAAGATCCGCAAGTTCAATCAATCGCAATATGGTAAGCGTAATCCCATCACCACAGAGGGTTTACAGCAGTCCATTAAAATGAGATTGCGTAATATATCGAAAACTCAAAACGGTATTCGACTGAACCCGAAACTTGAAAGGCTGTTGGCTGAGTACGATTTCTTCTAAGTAAAAACCTCACTGCAAATGCCGCTGCGAGGGGCTTATGCTAATGAGCCATGCTTAGTAGATTAAGAACTCAGGTTATAACAATGTTGACACTCCGAATGGAGCCTATACAATCTAAATTGTTATAACAATGTGCTTACGCTAGAGGTGAGGTATGCGTACTCAAATACGAAAAATTGGTAACAGTCTTGGCAATATCATTCCAGCTACGTTTATTCGTCAGCTTGGATTGGTTGAAGGTGCTGATATTGAAGTGAAAACTGAAGGTAAGAGGATCATTATTGAGCCAGTAGAACGTCAGAAAACGCGCTTTCCGTTCAGTGAGAAAGATCTATTGAAAGGTTTGAACGCTCACACAGGTCATGCTGATGAAATCGCTGTAGTTTCCGGTAAAGAGCTAGGTGAGTAATGGCAACATACATACCTCATCGTAATGACATTATCTGGTTAGATTTCGACCCCGTGAAAGGGAAAGAGATCGGCAAATATCGTCCAGCTCTTGTGCTTTCTAGCAAAGAATACAATCAGCAAACAGGGTTACTCATTTGCTGTCCGATTAGCACCAGTATTCGCGGTCAAGCTCTCGAAGTTCCAGTGAACAATCTTGATAAGCCGAGTGTAGTGGCTGCGAGTTTGATTCAAACCTTATCTTGGAAAGATCGAGCCGCGAAAAAAATTACCACTGCCGAGCATGGCGTGATGGAAGATGTGTTACTCCGACTTATTCCACTGATTGGTGCTGAGTCGCTATTCGAAGACTGACGTGGTGATATGGGTTGATAGAGCGGACAATACGAGAAGGTGAGGGCCGGGGGCTATTCGTCAGTTTCAAAATCTGGTATTGCTTGATATGGCAGAATTTGTGTTCAAAAAGTCATATTTTTAATCGCCCCATTTTAGCCCCAATTATGGTGGGTTTGCCGCTACTGCATTGATTTTAAAAAGTAAAAATGAATGGTGCGCAATATGTTTGAAACTTGGTATAAGATGGCGAGCCTGATCCAATCGGGTCTTGATATCAGCCCAATTATCACTCACCACTTCAAAGTGGATGACTTCCAAAAAGGCTTCGACATCATGCGCAGCGGGGCTTCCGGCAAAGTTATCCTCGATTGGCAGTAACCGAAAATCTCCCCACAGAGCGCTCCGTAAGGGGCGCTTTGTTTTTGGCTAACACTGTCTTTATAAACAGTAAAGTGGAAAATATGACCCGATTTAGCCCTCGCTTTGGTCCCATTTTGGTCCCATCATCGCAACACGTAGAGGCGAAGAAGTTCTATGTAATAATTGGACAAAAGTGAGTCATTGGCTTTACTGAATTAGCAAATTATTTGAGGTGTTGAAAAGTTGTTTAGTTTAACTAAGAGTCCCAAATTGCTAGGAAAGAGTGCTCCTGCAAGACTTGACACTAAATTAAGCGACATATTGTAATTTAAAGTTAACTGGGCTTAGATACTCAAGAGTGCTGTGCTTTCTCATCCGATTATCATAATTTTCTATGTATTCAAAGATCATTTGTTGCATCTAGGCTCTCGTCATAATTAGCTCATATTGGATCGCTTCAGCTTTCATCGAATTGTTGAAACTCTCAATACAGGCAGGGGCCCAACAATTACCTCACCTAGATAAGCTTTGCTTGATTTTATAACGCCAAAACAGTTGTCGATATGAGCGACTGATGGGAAAGCTCATTAAACTGTTATTGCTATGGCAATTCTGCTCTAGTGAACATCAAGCCCTGTATATGGAGAATAGTTGACTGATTTTATACCGCGACATCCAAAAGACACCATAGGTGAGTCTTAAAATATAAGGTCATACCATCTAGCTGTTAACCAATAATCCCAATGGTGTAGACGCGAGCGTGATGCTGTACAGCATCGTCGAGATGGCGAAAGAAAATGGCCTTATCCTCGATAATTACATTGTCAATGTGTATGAAAGAATTAGCCAGATATCGATGCACTGTTACCCTGGGACGTCCAACACTAGTAAATCGCCCCGTGGGTTCATGGGCGAATACGATATGCCAATTCGATGATTCCTCAGGGAGAAGTATCAACAGCAGATGAGTACACCCTTTGTCATGGCAATAGGGTTATTGGTGGTATCGGCATTGCTTTATAACTTGCTCAATTAAATCAGCTATTGGCTCCGTCACTGGAGCGAAATCAATTACTTGATTTGAGCTTTTGTTATTTGAGGTTGTGCATTATTGAGCGTTGATGCTACCTCCAGAATATCTTGCCACTCATTGTAAGCTGATTGGTACCAAACTTGCTCCAGAATGACCGCTTGTGAATCTTGTGCTTTGGTAAGGTTAGAAACGACATTGTTGGTTTCATTGTATAAACTGAGCACCGTGGTTTGTAGTGTATCTAAGGATCGGCTGATCGCCGCACAATCGTTGTTAACTTGATCGACACTTAGCAATAGGGCATTGAGAGACGCGATTTGTTGTTGATCTTGAGAGAGCGTTTGTTGATCGTGGTTGATGGTATTTAAAGATGATTGGATATCGCTTTGCAGGCTAGATATTTCACTTTGTGCTTCTACAATAGAGCTAACACCAAACCCTGCCAATATCAAAGAACCTCCCAGTGTAAACGGAGCAAGCACCACGCCAAAAATCGTTTCAAATATCCCTTTCTTACGCTGCGATTGAGCGTTCGCAATGGCGGTTTTAAATGCTGCTATCTGCTGTTTCATTAGATCAATTTGGGCGTTGGTGGCGATAATTTCTGCTTGGATTGAAACTTCTTCTTGCTGGATCTGTGCAATAGTTTGTTGCAATGTGTTATGAGCATCTTCCACTTGGCGAGCCCAAGCATTCAATCCCTTATCATAACGTTTTATATTTGATGTAAGACTTTGAATCGGATTTTGTAATGTTAAGATTAATGAAGTGAGCTGCTGTAGTTGGGCGGTATCAAAACGGGTTTCTAGTGCTTTGAATAACGTTAAAATTTGAACATTAGAATCTTTGAATGTATTCGCAATGGAAAGAACACTGTCCATAATGTCATTTGAAAAATATAAATTACCACTCAAACGCCATTGTCGTACCAGTTTTTGCACCGCATTTAAATTTTGTTCTACCTGAGCATACCAATGTTCTGCATTGCCTTGATCAATATAAGTTTCAACAACGCCTTGGCATGCAGAATTTAGTAACACCATAGCGCTAATAGATGCAGGAATGTCGGTTTGAAGTTGCTCGCTGGCTGATTGATTCAT